CTACAGATTGAATTAGAACATAAGTTATTACAGAAAACTGCTGAACGTTTCAAGATTAATAACGAACGTGCAGCCACTAATGGGCGTGGTTCTGAAACAGATCATGCTCGAAGGTTGTATAAGTTATTTATCCAAGATACAGTACAAAGCCTTAAGGATTCCATTAAGCTACGGAAGGGACAGCCGGGGCCGGGTGCTAAGTATATCCCTATGATTGAACAGGTTGATCCTGAGCTTGCTTGCAGTATCGCATTGAATGAGTTATTCGATAATGTATTCCAAGCAGATCGTGGTTTACAGGATGCAATCAGTAAAATAGGGGTTCGAATAGAGGATGATATTAAGTTCAGTAGATTCCGTAAGGAGAACCCTGAGTATTATGATGTAATTATACGCGACTTCAAGACTAAGGGGACAACTAATTACAGGCATATGCACCGTGTTCTTACTATGAAGATGAATGAACTTAATATAGCTTGGAATGATTGGACTGCACTGGAACGTATTAACGTAGGCGAGATAGTAGCCAAGGTTATTATTGAGTCTACCGGCCTATTTGAGATACGTAAGCCTGTACGCCGTGGGAAGAATAGCCCAAGTACTACACTTGAATTCACTGAACATGCTACTGAATGGTTAGATAAGTTCAGTGAGTACGCTCAGTTCCTACGTCCACTAGGAGCACCATGTATTATCCCACCTAAACCGTGGGAGAGTCTGCATCATGGGGGATTCTATTCCCCTGAGTTACAATCTAAGTTCCCTTTTGTACGTACTAGACACATTAAGAAGCTAGTAGGTGCTGACCTTACACGTCACATGCAGGCTGTTAATAAGCTACAGGACACAGCATGGCAGATCAATCCACAGGTTAAACACTTCTTTGATTGGGCATTGAAGAGTAATGTAACTACGATGATAGGTCTACCTGCTTCGCAGCCGTATGAGTTCCCAACAGCTCCTGAGTGTCCTAAGGAAGGTGCTACTCAGGCGCAACAGGAAGCCCTTATACAATGGAAACGTGAGACAGCTAGGCTACATACCAAGGAACGTAAAAGACACGCTGACGCTATGGCATTATGGCGTATATCAACTATGGCAGATGAGTACAGGAACTATGACAATTTCTATTTCGTATATACAACAGACTTCCGAGGAAGAATCTATCCTGTCACATCAGGACTATCTCCGCAGGGAGCAGATTACTCTAAAGGATTACTTAGATTCACCGAGGGTAAGGCACTTGGTGAAGACGGAGCTTATTGGTTCACTGTACATGGAGCGAACTTGCTCGGATACGATAAGGATACGTATGACGGAAGAGTTAAGTATATCATGCAACCAGAACGACTTGATGCAATCCGAAGAGTTAGTAGCGACCTGTGCTCTATTGAGACCGCTAAGTTCATTGCAGGTGCAGATAAGCCACTCCAGTTCCTCGCATGGTGTCTTGAATTCTCCGAGTACCTTGACACTGGTGTTACCTATAAGTCCCATCTTCCGATTGGCCTCGACGGATCTTGTAATGGATTACAGAACTTTAGCGCGATCCTTCGTGACTCAGTTGGTGGACTCGCAACAAATGTCCTCCCATCTGACAGACCTAATGATATCTATGGGGAAGTCGCCAGAGTCGCAATTGGAAAACTACATGCATGTAATTCAGAAGATAAGCCAATGGCTGACAAGTTACTTAGACTCGGAATTACTAGGAAGACGACTAAGCGATCAGTAATGACTTTACCTTATGGACTTACAAAACATAGCTCATCTCAGTACATAGGTGACTGGTTGCATGAGAACCATGAGATAGAGTTCCTGAATTACACTGATCTTAATCAAGCTAAGCAGGTACTGAATACTGCTGTATGGGATTCAATTGGTGAGGTGGTTAAGGCTGCTAGGGAGGGTATGGATTGGTTACAGTCTGTAGCTAAGATAGCAGGCAAGGAAGATCAAGCACTGACATGGACATCGCCTACAGGATTCAGAGTATATCAGCGGGACTGTAAGTCTAAGGTACGTAGAGTAAGATCTTCATTAGAAGGTGTACATAATTATAATGTCCGTGAGTTCACAGATAAAATAGACACACAGGCACTTAAAAATGGCTCAGCTCCTAATTATGTACACTCTATGGATGCAGCGCACTTAGTATTAACTGTACTAGAGAGTAATGGTATAACCTCATGGCAGATGATACATGATGATTTCGGATGCCATGCCTGTGATATACCTGAATTACATAGGGCTATACGTTATGCATTCTACAAGATGTATGATAACATAGACCGATTAGCAGTATTTGCTGATGAGGTACAGGTAGATTTAGATACCGAGCTACCTACTAGGCCCAACATGGGTGATATGAATATAGAGGATGTACTTGAATCTGAGTACTTCTTCGGCTAATTGTTGCACTATAGGAGAACATTATGCTTAATAAGCTTATGTCTATCGTAAGTAAGTACTTATTGGTTGACGACTCAAATGACGAAATAGAGTCTGCAACAGTAGAAGTACTGGAGAGTCAGCCAACTTTTTTATATAGTAAAGAAACATTAGATGCCCTTAGGAAAATATTTCCAGTATCTATGTGGAAGAAAGATAGTACTATAGAAGAACTAGCTTACAATGCAGGTCAGCAAAGTATTATAGAATTCATAGAGAATAGAATAAAGAAAGAATCTATCAAGGTTATAAATCATGTTAGTACTTAGCGAATACAGACCTAATGACATGACAGTAGTATGTAATCAATTAACATACGATGAACTAATATACTATGAAAAGTATTGTCATCTAAGAACCTTTAAAGATATAGATAAAGTAATAGCGATAGGTATGGTAACGCCGAATGGAGAGATAGGCCTACTAATAACTGATATACCTAGAAAGTATATAAAGAAGTTCTACACTCTCCTAACTATATTCGCTACTGAAGGATTTAACTTCAGTGACAAAGATAAACTATATACTGGTATTAAGCCCGACAGTAAATATACTCGTTGGATAAAGTACCTAGATTTCAGCCAAGCAGATAGTAATAATCCTGCACATGAAGAAAGAGGCTGGACTACGTATGAACTTCCATTAAGGAGATGGTTACAATGAGTAAAGCTGTAGAACTAATTAAAGAAGGAGCTAGTAGTGCTGGCCGTAAGTTAGAAGGAGCATCTAAGGGTGATATAGGAGACCTTACTTCTGTATTAACTTTAGGTAGTAGTGATCGTGGCGAGTGGCTGGCTGGTAAAGCTATGGAGCCTCTTGAGAGACTATTTAAGGCCCCTGATCCACTGCCGCCTCCCGGCCTAAGTCAGGCTAACGTCGCAGAGTCTGCACCTTCAGTGGATATAACTGGAACCGAATCCTCTCGTAGGACTTCAGGTCGCGCTGTAGGAACACGTAAGCTACGTATACCTCTAGGTGGATTGCAATGAAAGATACAGTAGAGCAGATCTACGGTCAATTGGAAGGTGAACGTGATGTCTTGATCAATCGTACAGAAGAGTACGCTGAGTGGACATTACCTACAATTTTCCCTAGAACAGGCAGTACAGAATCAGATGAGTTACAGAATGACGTACAGTCTTTTGGTGCTCAGGCGGTTAATCATTTAAGTAATAAACTTATGATTGGCTTATTCAATCCATCTAAATCGTTCTTTAGATTGGATGCTACAGAGGAATTCAAACAGCAATTAGCTGTACAGAATGTTAGTGAGGAGGTGATCCAATCTGCACTCCAAGGCGCGGAACGTGAGTCCGTAAAGGAGCTTGACCGACTTGGGGCAAGAGAACCGTTTACATTATTGCTACAGTTACTCATTGTAACTGGTAACGCTTTACTTCATTTCCCTAAAGATGGGGAACTAGAAGCATACAGTATGCGGAACTATGTAATCAAGCGTGACATAAAAGGATTTCCTTACTTAATGATCCTCTGCGATGAAAAGAAACTTGAGGCATTTAGTCCTAAGGTTCAAGCAGAGTTGAATAAGAACCCAGACAATGATGCAGATAAAGACGTTAAGCTTTATACTGAGATCAAATGGGATTACAGCACAAAGAAATACTACGTTAATCAATACGCAGAAGATGTCAAGATAACTGACGAGAAGGCCCAAGGTGTTTATACTAAGGAGAACTGTCCTTATGTCCCTTTGGTGTGGAAGTTAGTTAGAGGACAGAACTGGGGCAGAGGTCTAGTTGAAGACTATGCAGGCGATTTCCATTCGCTATCCAGTGCAGAACGTAGTTCATTAGAGATCGTAGGTATCATAGCTCAAGTTAAAGGCTTAGTTAATCCTGCCGGTCTTACTGATGTAAATGAACTTAATGATACAGTTAATGGTCAGTGGTGTAGTGGTAGGCCAGAAGATGTAGACATGCTAACTTTCGATAAGTTACATGATAAACTGGCTGCACTTGAAGCATACATCGATAAGAAAGAACGTAGACTTAGTAAAGCGTTCTTAATGGATTCATCTCAGATACGTGACGCTGAACGTGTTACCGCTGAAGAGATCAGGTTAGTAGCCAGAGATCTTGAGATGTCACTTGGTGGTGTATATACTAGACTAGCACAGACGTTCCAGTTACCTATTGCAAGACTACTTCTACAGAAGATAGACTTCAAGATTAAAGGTGAACAGGTTGAACCTATCATTACTACTGGACTCAGTGCGTTATCACGGTCAGGTGATCTGGACTCATTCAGACTATTTGCTCAGGATGCTAGTATCCTAGCTTCACTTGATCCTGAAGTACGTGCAGAGCTATCTATCCCACGTATACTTAACTTTATTGCAACGAATAATAATTTTGATATAGAAGTTGCGTTCAAAACCGAAGAAGAACAGCAAGCAGCACAGCAAGCTCAACTGGAATCACAAGAACAGGCAGTTCAAGATGAAGTCCGTATGAAAGCTGAGCCACAACTGATTGCTAACAACGGAGCATAATAATGACAGATTTAAGCGATGTTACTCCTGCTAATACTAATCCAATGCCAGAAGCACCATCTCCGTCCGGCGTGCCGGGAGATGATGTAGAACCACAGGTAAATCAAACCCCGGAGGAATCCCCAGAGGTCACTGGGCCTGTAGCAGAGGAACCTAAACCTGATACTAAGTTACCAGAAGTACCTGAAAAGACTATAGAGCCGACAGGTAATGAGTTCGTAGACAGCCTACTTAATGAGTTCAAAGAACAAGAAGTAGACGTTAATAAGCTCTTTGGTAACTTCCTAGAATCAGGTGACGAGAATGATATCGACTTCGCTTACCTTGAAGAGAAGGTAGGTAAGTTAGCTGCACAAGGTTTAATCGCTGGCGTAAGAGCTGAGAATGATAAACTGGACTCGAAGGCACAATCAGATGCACAGACTATCTATGATGCTGCCGGTGGTGAACAGATGTGGCAAGGTATTATTGATTGGATTGCATCAGGTGAATCAGGACTAACGAAGGAAGGCGGTGAAGCCTATAACAAAATGTTAGCTGAAGGTGGTGTACAAGCAGAATTAGCAGCGAAGGAATTAAGTAACATGTTTAAACAGTCTCCGGGTTTTACACAGAACGCAGATCTAACTAAGGCTGATCAAGTAGCACAGCCACAAGGAATTGAACCTATCTCAAGAATGGATTATGTAAACCAACTTGATAAGATAGTTCGAGAGGAAGGGGAGTATTCTCCTGCCGCTGAAGCACTACATAAACGTAGAGAGTTCACTCTCAGACAAGGTGCTTAATTTGAAACAGTGTAGCTAAGAAGGCAATTCAAACGCACACGAAACTAACTAAGAGGAATCTCTAATGGGTTATCCATCCGACTCAACTGGCCTGTCACGATCAGGTCAACAGCTTGCCGCTACAGGTAATGCATCTACCGTTAACCCTTTGCACATTGAGCAATACGGTGGTATGGTAGAAGGTACTTTCGCTAAGAAGTCATTCATGCGCCAGTACGTTAATATTAAATCTATCCGTGGTACAGACGTAGTAACTAATGACCGTGTAGGTGAAGCGACTCTACAGAAAGTAGTACCGGGTGTTCGTCCTGATGCGTCAGTAGCACAGTTCGACAACGTGAAAGTTAAAGTAGATACTATTGTACTAGCACGTAACAACGTAGCCCTACTTGACGACTTCCAAGCACACTACTCAGTTCGTTCTGAACTAGGTAAAGAACACGGTAAGACTATCGGTAAGTTCTTCGATGAAGCATTCATTATCCAAGCTATCAAGGCTGCTCTAATCGTAGCTGCTCCTGATAACCAGAACCCACAGGCAGGTGAAACTGCATTGCCTCCGGGCTGGGCTGGTGGTACTCAGGTTACACTTGGAACTGCTGGTGATGAGTCTGATCCTGATTTGCTACAGAAAGCTATCGAAGACGTATGTCAAGGTATTGAAGAGAAAGACGTAGACCTAGATGGTGCAGTAATCTTACTTGCTCCTGCTGAGTACTACACGTTACTACGTAATGATCGTCTAATCAACTCTCAGTACTCTACTGGTAACGGTGATTACGCTAACGGTACTGTACTTAAGTCTTGTGGTATTCCAGTCGTTAAGACTAACCGAATCCCATCTGCGCAGATTTCAGGTCACTTCTTATCTAACGCAGGTAACAGTAACGCTTATGACGTTTCTGCTGCTGAGGCTAAGACTAAGGTACTTGTAATGCTACCTAAAGCATTGCTTGCTGGTGAGACTATTCCATTGACTTCTAAAGTCTACTACATGGACTCTGAACTACAATGGTTCATTGATTCTTATCTAGCATTCGGTGTAACACCTAATCGTGGTGAACACGCTGGTGTTGTACTAGCAGCATAATCCTAAGGGAGGTCTTAACGGGCCTCCCTTTTTTTTTGTCTAAAGGAAAGTTATATGGCGTTCTTAACAGAACTTGATGCGGTTAACCTAATCAGAGGCTCAGTCGGTAAAGCACCAGTGAGTTCACTGACTACTACTAACCCTGATGTAATTGCAGCACAGTTACGTCTAAAGAACTCATGCACAGAATTACAGACCAAACGTTGGTGGTTCAATACGGAACTGAGTTTTAAATTATCACCTAATGCTACCGAGGAAATAGTAATCCCGAATAATGCATTAGAGGTACGACCTAAAGATCCGTTCACGTATTTGACTACGCGCGGGAATAGGATCTATGATCCAGTAAATAATACATTCAAGTTCGATGATTCAGTCGAGGTTGAGATGCTCCTTAAGCTAGACTTTAACGATCTACCTTATGTAGCAGCTAATTACGTTCAGTATGATGCAGCACGTAAGTTCCAAGCAGACTTTGATGGTGATCCTAATAGGATTACTGATTTAAGAGAAGATACACAGACTGCATGGTTAAGGTTACGTGAAGCAGAACAAAGAAACAAACGGCCTAATGTACTGCATTCAGCAGGATCATTACGAATGAATAACAGGGTAGCACCTGCCGGTCGTACATTGAATCCGATATTCCCCGGAGGTTAACATGGGACGTAGAGTAGATGGCTCTTTAGGTACACTACTACAAGGTGTATCACAACAGCCTGTTAGACAGCGCTTAGCTGGACAGGTAACAGAACAGATTAATATGACATCTGATGTAGTACGTATGCTACACAGGAGAGCACCTACTCAGTATCTCGGATCATTTGATATAGGTGCAATTGATACAGATAAAACATTTGTACATGATTTCGAATTAAGTGACGGGATACCGTACTATCTAGTTATACCACCTAACGCTACAGAAGGTATACTAATTAACGCCAATACTGGGGTTAAGATTACTACTGTCACATGGTCAACACAGTTCATTTCTTATGTAAGCGTAGCTGATCCAAAGAGTACATTAAAGGCAATTACGGTAGGTGATTTAACTTATATAATTAATACTTCAACAACTGTAGCAATGACTGCTGATCTAAGTCCCGGTACATTTGCGGGCGGATCTTCTATATTCATTTCAGACTCAGCTAGAGTAGATGTTGGGGTAGGGCAGTATAATAGAGATTACTCTGTTACAGTCACTGTAGGTGGATCTGATTACACAATCACACACGGTACTCCAGCTAGTACTGCTTCTGGCGCAGAGGCTGATATAGCAGTAGACAATATTGCTGCTGAGTTAGTCACGCTTATGGTAGCTGAGCCGGGATTCAATGACAACTTCAATATTAAGAATCAAGGTAGTGAGATTATCTTATGGCCAAAAGTAGATGGAACTGCGTATAATTTCTCTGGCCATGATGGTATTGGTGGGGGCGCACTTAAGATCACTAACAAGAACACTGTAGATGCTTTAATAGACTTACCAACAAAAGCCCCTGCTGACTCTATATACTTAGTCAAGGGAGCTGATGAAAGTGCTGATGACATCTATATGCGCTTTGATGTGTCGTTAACTTCTACAGGTGATCCAGAGGCATACTTCCAAGTAGGTACATGGGTAGAGACAATTAAGCCCGGTATCCAGTATAAGCTCAATCAGGCTACTATGCCGCATATGCTATCTCCTACAGGTGGAGGTAACTTCTCTGCTGGTTCTGGTTCAGAGGTACTGACGTATGAATGGGCTGAGCAGTTAGTTGGTGATGAGGACAGTAATAAGCAACCTGAGTTCATCGGTGCTACTATTACAGACTTAACTGTATACCAAGATAGGCTAGTACTACTCAGTGGTGAGAATGTAAGTATGTCTGTTACATCTGACTTCTTTAATTTCTGGAAGAAGACGGTAACTACATTACTGGATGACGGGCCTGTAGGTTTATCTGCTATCTCAGATAAGGTTAACAACCTAAGGTATGCTGCTGCGCATGATAACGCTTTAGTTGTATTCGCAGATGAGGCACAGTTCAAGATCCCCGGATCTCCAGCTATTACTCCTAAGAATGCTACTATGACGGAGACTACTACCTTTAAGATACAGACTAAGGTACGTCCTGCTCCTGCCGGTAATAACCTATTCTTCGCTATTGATTCAGGTTCCTATACAGGGATACGTGAATTCTATACGGACAGTGATGTAGATTCTAATAACGCAACTGCTGTAACTGTTGCAGTAGAACGTTATATCGAAGGTCAGGCTAAGTTACTTACATCAAGTACTAACCTAGATAAACTTGCTGTGTTAGCTGATGCAGATAACATATTGTACTTGTATGAGTACCTATGGGATCAAGAGGAACGTGTACAGGAGGCTTGGAGTACATGGCAGTTCGAAGACACTCTTACTATACTTAATGTTAACTTCGGCCCAGATAAGCTTAATATGCTGGCTTATATTGGTACAGAGTTACATACGTTAACTATTAGTATTAACACTGATACTGAGTTAGTTATCGGAGGTGATGTGTACTTAGATAGACGTGTAGCAGTAACAGCTAACACAACAGCTACAGTAACTACATTACCTAACAGTGTAACTGCCATTGATGCTATACAAGGTGCAGGATGCCCTAATCCCGGCCTACGTGCTGAGATTGAATCATATGATGGTACAACCTTAACCTTTAAGCGTGATATGTATGGTGGTACTGTATATGTTGGAGTTAAGTATCCTTCAGTAGTTAAGCCTACTATGCCTAGAATTAGAGATAATTCAGGATTAGTTATTGGTACTAGCTCACTCGTGCTAGGTGAGATGTTCATTAATTTCGAAGATACAGGTGACTTCAATGTTGATATCAGTGGAGAGTATACATTCACAGAAAGGAATCCGGGTAGGGTTCTAGGTGAGGAATCAAGTACTATTGGTGAGTACAGTTTAACTCGTGGTACATTCCCTGTACCTGTTAGACACTCTGCTGATAAAGCTGAGATGACTATTTACACAGATTCCCCTTATCCATTAACTGTAGTGGATATAGAATGGGAAGGACAGTTCTACAAACGTGGAACTCGTATGACAAGACCGGGGTAGATTATGGTATGGCAAGTTGCTCTTATGGCAGGTGCTCAGGCCGGTGTCGGTTACTTACGTGCCAAAGAAGAGGCTAAACACATAAGGCGGCAGAACGCACAGGCTAGGGAAGCAGGGGATAGGGAGCAAGCCCTAACCTCTGTTAATATTAATAGGGCTAAGGAATCAACTTTAGCTAATACTATTAATATAGACTCTGCTAGAATGCAGGCTAGATCTCAGGCCATTGTATCTGCTGCTGCTGCTGGAACTGCTGGTATGTCCGTTGATGATAGTATATTAGACATCGAACGTAACGCAGCCAAGGCAGAGGCTAATGAGTTAGCTAGACTACAAGATACATTATTTAATTTAGAGGAGAGCAGAAATGCTGTCGAGGCTAAAGTACGGAGCAGGACTATTCTACAGAATAAACCTAATCTGGCTTCTTTCGCTTTTGATGCTGCTCTCAATACAGCAAGCCAGACCTACGGAACTGCGTGGGGAGGATAACGGAGTTATTATGGTACAGCGAACAGAAACACAAATGCCGCAGGTTGGACAGCAAGGGCCTGCTCAGCTACAGGTACAGGACACTTTCGGTGTATCTAGAGTAGCCAAAGATCCTAATCCAGATGTAGCATCTACGCTACTTAAGTTCGGTAATAAGGTTGCTGCTGATGAATACAATAAAGAGGTACAGGCTAACTTCGCCGCAGGGCAAGCCTTACGTGCCTCTGGTGCAACTTTAACTGGAAAGGAACCCCTACCTTCACGTAAAGGTTTTAAAGCGCTTGACGCTAAGCTGAGGGCACAGGAGTTCCTTGCTGGTCAGAAAGAGATGATTGATAACCAAGACAATGATCTTGATCCTGCTGAATACTCTAAACAATTAGGGGATAGATTCAAAGACTTGTTATCAGGTGATCCTGAAACAGATAGAATCCTTACAGCTAGTATGGGACAATATGCCTCTGAATTAGGTAGATACCATGCTGATGCTAATTACAAGAAACGTACTTCTGACGGAGTTAATCAAGCTACACAGGATGTACGTAATCACTTACTAGAGATCCAATCAGCTAAGGCTAAAGGTGATCAGGTAGGTGAAGCTGGAGCTAGAGAGGCTTTAGCTAGTGCATTAACTTTACCTACTGTACATAATCCACAACTTAGACAACAGTTAGCTGCTGACTTAAGTATCATGGGATTAGAGCTAGGTGATCCATCTGTAATTAACTATGCTAGGGAAGCTAAGGTAGAATTCAGTCCTGAACAGGAACGTGCTATTGCTTCTGCTTCTGCTAAGTACAATACAAAGATGGCTAGAGATCTAGATATCAAGTACCAGAATGATACCGCTGACTTCGAGGCTAACGTAGCTGGAGCTAAGTCTGTAGAGGAATACAGAGAGCTTGCTGAACGTTATCAGAATGACTGGCCTAATCGTGCTACTAATAAGTACATGATTGCTCAGGAAGTCTCATTCAGACGTAACCTAGCTATTGGTGCTAAGAATAAACTCTTTAAGGAAGAGATGCGTCAGGGTAATATAGGTAAGATAGGTGCTACTAATAAACAGATACAGGCTACGTATGAATCTTTACGGTCTGATATATTAGAAGACGGTAACTTAAGTCCTGATCAACAGGATAAAGCTATACGTGATATTGTTAAGTCTAATGGTGTAGTTATTAATTCACTTAAGACTGAGCTTACATCTGGACTAGCTGTACCACTCAAGGACGGTTTATTGCATCCGAACTTCCAAGAAGCTTTCGAGAAGACACTTACTTATTATCAGGAGATGCCTGACTTAACTCTTAAACACCTACCTGAGACACAACGTCAACTATTCTTAGATGCACGTGCTGCTACTACATACGGTGGTATGGCCTTAGGAGACGCTGTAAGCGCCTTAGAGGAGCATAGAGTAAATAGGAAGGCCCTTACTAGGGATGAAAGAGAAGACTTCTCAGAGAGCATCACAGACGCTGTAGGAACAGTTCTAGGTAAAGGCTTCTTTAATATTAAACATGGACTAACTACTACACTTAATAACGAGGCTGAGGTTAGGACTAGGTTGACTGCATTAGCTAACATTGCACTTAACCAAGGTATGCAAGATCCAGAGGCTGCTGTAGAATTCGCTAGAACACAGATTCTAGAGACACATGAACAGGTAGGGAACTCTCTTGTATTCAATAACGGTAAGCCTATTGCTGAACGTATGGGTGTACCTGCTAACCGTGTACAAGATGCTATGGACTTCCTGTATGATGCTATGGAAGAACAGCGTCCTGAGTTCAATAGAGATGACTCTGTACTACTAGGTGATCCTGAAGGTAATACTTTACTTGTAGGTTCATTGAATGAATACGGTGTAATTGATCAAGTCTTCCCTGCTAACTTAGCTGCTGTAGGAATGAACTTCAAGAGAGAGGTTATACGTCCTGAATACATAGAAGCTGAACAGGAAGAGGCTGCTGCTGTACTTCATGCAGAAGATACACAGGATCTTATCAAGCAATCACAGGAGCTACTAGGGTGGACAGAGGATCAAGCTAATGCTGCTACTTCTAATATCGTAGGTAGGACTGTTACTGAGCAACGTGTAAAGGCTGCTTTAGAAGATAAAGCTGAAGCAGAACTTGTACAGCGTTACGGTATAGAATCTGAGGATGAGCTTAACGATCTTAAGATGATGAGAGCTGCATTTAGTCCCGGTAATTCTTTAACTAAGGAACAGATGGATTTACTACAGGACGGTAAGCTCGAGGAGTACATGGCTACTCTTGGCCAGAAGCCCGGTATACCTGATGAGGTATCCCAAGACCCAAAGTAACTAGAGGGATTAGGAATAATAATCCCGGTAATCTAGAGAAAGGTGCTGAATGGGAAGGGTTAGATCCTGAAGGTAAAGACGATAGGTTCGCTACGTTTAAATCTCCTGAGATGGGGATTAGGGCACTGGCTAGGACTCTAGCTACCTATGAATCTAAACATGGCCTGAATACAGTTGAAGACATTATCCGTAGATATGCACCTAATAGTGAGAATGATACTAGCTCTTATATCAAGAGTATATCTAATTCATTAGGAGTTAATGCTACAGATGAGATAAATGTACAAGCTGTTATGCCTGATCTTATTAAAGCAATCATTAAACATGAGAACGGAAGTCAACCGTACTCTGATACTGTAATTAATAAAGGTATCAAATTATCTAAATAAGGAGCTATTATGGCTGATCTATTAGAAGAAGTAGCTGATACGTCAGCCGCTCCTATGTTTACTTCATACACAGCACCCGACAAGGCTGAACCAGAAGCACCCGGTTTCTTTGATGTTATCGGGAGAGCTTCTGAACAAACAAACCTACTTACCAGAGGATTAATTGCCTCATGGGAAGCTAGTAAAGATTGGAAAGCTGATCCTACGTTTAATTACTGGGATCATAAAGATGAATTAAATAAAGACGTGCCTCCTGAATACTGGAGTGAGATAGCTCAGGCTACAAGTAAAGCTGAAGCAGATCACATTAAATGGAGAATACAAGATGAATTGGATGGTCAACAACAAGTGGCTGCTGCCGGCTATAGTGGTATTGCTGCTCAGCTAGCAGCAGGTGTATTATCTCCTGAGAACATTATCCCTATGGGAGCGTTGTACTCTTGGGCAGATAAAGGCTCAAGGCTGAACGCTGCTATTAAGACTGGCTTAGTTACAGGTGCTACTGCTGGTACTGCTGAAGCTGCTTTAGTAGCTGGTACGTACACTAAGGATGCAGAGGATATCCTGTATGCCAGTACCTTTGGATTCGCTCTTGGTGGTGGATTAGGTGCTGCATTACATAAAGGTGCAGATGACGCTGCTAAGAATCTACGTGCTGAGATGGATACTAAGTTAGCTGATGACTTTGATGACGTAGGTGCTATGAAGAACCGTGAGGTTGAGCATCAAATCATTGAGACATCTGAACGTGAAGATGATATCCTAGATGTTGCTAATGACTGGGCTACTGATAATCAGATCCAGAAACAGTTAGATGACAGTGGTACACATAAGGCTGCTGTTATGGGCCGTTACTTAGGTCTAGCATCTGACTTCACTAGATTGATTAAGCACCCATCTAATGTAGTTAAGAAGCTCTCATACGACCTCCTAGAAGGTGGTACAGGTACTCTTAAACAGGGTAAGACTGCTGCTATGTATAAGGACGTATATGAACGTAGGATCTTATCTAAGGGACTTGTCCCGCTTAATGAGAACTATACTACATGGGCTAAAGATCATAACCTTAACTTTATGAAACGTAACTTCCATACTGACGGTTATGATAAGTTCTATGATGAAGTACGTAATGTATTAGAGCATAGAGCACTTGATAAGGCTGTCCCTGAAGCTCATCCTAGCGTTCTAGCTGCGGCTGATGCTTGGGATGATATGATGAAGAACGCCCTTGAGATCGGTCAGAAGTCTGGTGTAGAGTCTCTTCAAGGTATCCCTACTAAATCTGGATACGTTCCGTTACATTGGAATGGTCAGAAGATTATGAAGATGGGTAAGCCTAAAGCACAGAAGCTTATCACAGAGGCTTATAAGTCTGTTGGTATAGATGAAGATATGGCACAGAAGGTAGCTAGAGCTGTTGTTAAACGTGCTCTGGATAAACGTGCTGGTGTTGATGCTGATATCTCAGGATTACTTCAGAAGAACCAACGTGCCCAATTAGCTGAACAGCTTAATCACATGGGACTCAGTGAAAAGGAAGTAAATAACTTTGTTAAACAATTAGATGCTAGGGAAGCTCAGGCTGGCCCCGGCTTTACTAAAGGTAGAACTAAGATAGATATGACCTTAGATGTAAATGGTGCTCGTGTTATAGATCTAGTTGATAATGATCTTAATACTATTGCATCTTCTTACGCTAGGGAGATATCTGGATCTGCTGCTTTAGCTAAGAAAGGTATTACATCTGAAGGTAAGTGGAGAGCACTTAAGAGTGCAGCATTGAAGGATAACGCCCGAATAAAGGCCCTAGGCGAAACTGGGGATGATGGTCTAGCTGAACATTTAGACGATGTCAGGAGTTATTTCAGTGCATTCCCGGTAGCCGGTGGTATTCATAAGAATGCCCGTCGGATTCAGCAGACAGCTACCATATCTTCACTTGGTCTAGTAGGTGCAGCTCAGTTAGCTGAATTAGGTACAGTAGTCGGTAGATTAGGTATCAAATCAGCAGCTAAGAATATGCCTGCTGTTAATGAGCTATTTACATTAGCTACGAAAGTACGTTCTGGTAAAGATCCTATCATAGATGAACTACGCCCTTTATTAGGTGACTTCGATTACGATCATTTACTATACCGTCCTGATATCATCCTAGATGACAAGATCACTGATGCAGTTGATTCTGGTTCATTTATGAAGATGATTGATAAAGGTCTAGGTAAAGCTAATACAGCATTAGGTTATGCTTCAGGTATGAACTCTGTTCGTCACTTTGAGCACCAACTTGCAGCTAAGATGATTGTTAATAAGTTCGCAGACTTAGCCGTTAATCCTGACAAGGTAAGCAAATCACTTGCTCGCTTGGAGGATATCGGGGTAGACGCTAAGGATCTAACTAAGATAACTAAGTCGATTAATAAGTACGCTGAGTTCAATGACAATGGTACATTGGCTAAGATGAATCTGGATAAATGGGATTCTGAGTTAGCTGAGACATTCGCCTTCGCTATTAACAAGCATACTGCTCAAGTAGTACAGAGACAGCTAGCTGGTGAGACTTCTAACTGGATGCATAAGACTATAGGATCGTTACTGACACAGTTCAGGCACTTCCCTATCGTTGCTTATGAGAAGCAGTTACTAAGGAATATTAGACACCATGACCAAGCTTTCTATACTACTATGCTATATGGCTTCGGAGTCTCTTACGGAATCCAAGCAATTAAAGCAGGACTTGCAGGAGACGACATTAATTCTCCTGATACAGTCAAGCGAGCTGTTAACTATATGGGGATGGCTACCGTAGCACCTGATATATTAACGATTGCTGCACAGCTTAATATAGCACCTGAGGCGTTGAACTTCCGTAAGGTAGGACATACAGGTTCACGAGCTGATCAGTTCGACTTAATAGATTATATCCCTGCTGCTGGACAAGTTAATAAGATGGCTAAGTTAGCCGCATTACCCGGTAAAGCATTAACAGGTGATGTAACGGAATCAGATGTACGTGCAGGGTGGATGGCATTACCATTCGCTACTACGATTATTAATAAGGCAGTCATGCAGGCTGTACTAGAAGATTAGAGAAAGATACTCATCTTTCTTGATTAAATATAGGGGCCTCGTGCCCCTCTTTGGAGGAAGCATGAGCTTTACTACTAATACAGTTGTCTCTGATGGAGTAACTACGCAGTACCCTGTTGCATTTACTAACGGGATATACGACAGGAAGCACGTTAAGGTTTACGTAGAAGATGATGTAGATGGTTCAGGTAATCAATTAGAACGTGGCTTTACATGGATCAATGACGGACTTATTGAACTAGATGTAGCAGCACCGTCAGGTAAAAAGATAACTATCCGTAGGGAACTTAATAGATCAGAACCTGACGTTAACTACGTTAATGGTGCTATCCTAGATGAATCAAATATGAATCAATCTATGGATCAACTACTTGGCCTTATACAAGAGATCTTTGATGGTGTAGGTATCGAAAGCTTTAACCGTGACCTAGATATGAATGGTTTCAGGCTAACTAACTTAGGTGTTGGCTCTGCTGAATCAGATAGTGTTACACTCAGTCAAGTACAGGGTATCATTGCTAACTTAAGTGACGGTACTGTATTTATTAAAGAGGAATCTCAGAC